ACTTCTTTCTACATCTAAATCAATTCTTGCTATTCTAAAAGCACAGCGAACAACAATATCTTCTTCGAGTTCTTCCATTATTTCGCAAATAATTTCCGAACCATCTGAAAGTTTTATTTGTTTAACGTTGTTTATGTCAATCATATTGGAACCTTATAGAATTTAAAATTAAATTTTTCTTTTTTATAAATTTTTAATCTTTCTTCGCTATGCAAAAGTGCATAATTTTTTCTCGATTTATATTTAAAATCGTCAGCTATATCATAGAGTCTAGTATTTGATCCATCTTCCGATTTCCGAAGTCCCCTACCAATAGACTGTAGGACCTTGATTTGTGACTTTGAAGGACTTGCAAAAATAATATTGTGCAAATTCCGTATGTTAATGCCAGTACTAAAAGTACCAAGACTAGCAACAATGATAGCATCTTTTTGTCCTTCTGTTATTTTTCTAATAGCTTCTCTATCAGAAGTTTCAGTAGCACCACTTACAAAAAATACTTTTCTACCTTCTTTAGCTTTAGTATTTATTAAATCAAAAAGAGGTTTTCCATGTTTTTCAACAAACTGAAATAAAACTAATGTATTACCTTTTTGATCTAAAGCAAGATTCCTTATAAACTTATTTCTTTGTTCATATTTAACAATATAGTCTATTTCATCTTGATATTGTAATCCTACTATTTGTTTTTTAATTTCTTCGCTATACTGAAGTTGTATCATAAAAATTTCTAAATCTGCAAGTGTCTGATTATCTTGTAGAGTCTTGGTTGTAGTAACTTTCATTACCTTGCCAAAAAGACCTTCTAATACAAGTTGATGAGTTTGTGTTCCATCTAATGTGCCTGTAGTACCAAATCTATATTCAGCAAGTCTACATTTATTCATTATATTTGTAAGAGATTTTGATTTAAATCCATGACATTCATCTCCTAAAACCATACCAAACTGATCAAACCAGGCAGCTGGCATTTTATATATTGATTGCCATGTACTTATACAAATAGCACTTTCAAAATCTTTATCTTTACCAGAGTATATTTTATGCATACCTTCTGGTTTTTGTCCATAATCTATAAAATCACCATACATTTGTTCTACTAAAGATGTTGTCGGAACAATGATTAATACTCTTCCCGCTCTTGGATATTTCCAACCATCTGTTAGCATTTGTAACCAATATTTAGATAAACAATATAAAATTAAAGATTTTCCAGATCCTGTAGGAGATAAAAGTATTGATCTTTTTCTTTTTAATCCTTCGCATATTGCATTAAATTGGTAATCTCTAATAGAAATAGATTCACCTTTACTTTTTAGATTAAGATTTTTTATAAAATTCATTATATCATTTGGATTTATTTCATTATATGATTCAGGTAATCCAAATTGGCTTTCTTCATATTCTAATTGATAATTTCTTTTTTCACAAAAATCTTTTACATAAGATATAAGACCACAAGAAAGTTCACAATTATTTACATTAAATAATCTTATTTTGCCGTCCCATACCTTATTTTTATATAAAGGCATAAATTTATAACCAGGAACAAAGAAAGAAAAATAATCAGATAATTCTTGAGCAATACCCCAATCACATCCAATAATCATATTTGCATGATCTTTCTTTTGTATTTTAACTATATCCACTAAAAACCACCAGCTTCAAATTGTTTCCATTTTATAATATTACTTATTGTCTGGTGTTTCCAATTAATATTAGAAACAATTTCTGTTAAAGTTTCAACTAAAGTTTTATAATAAGTAATCTTTTCTTCACTTGCTTGTATATCTATATCTGAATCATAAATGTGATTCATATCACCTTTCATAACTTTAACACCATTATATGGATCATAATCCCAACCTCTTTCATCCATTTCTTCTTGTGACATTTTATTTGTATAATAAAGCCATTTATCTTTAAGTAGAATTTTTTGATTTAGTTCAGTTTTTTTCAATTGTAATTTTGCTATTGAAAGATACTGTAAATATTTTGAATGAAGTTTTGCTATTTGTATAGATGATCTATCTAAGTGGTGTTCATCTATTTCACTATCTTTTGACCATTCATTAAGTATGTTTTCAAGATTCAACACATATGTCTCCATAATAAATTTTATTAATAGTATCTATACTAATTCAAAATATGATACTTTGAAGTTTACTGGAAATGTAACCACTGGTGTTTCAGTAGCGGCTGCTTCCAATAAAAGAGTTCCTATATTTGTTACTACACAATCTATATATCTAATTTTTTTAATTACATTATTATGACTGCTTAATATAGAAAGTGTTATATCTACCACATTTTGATCTTCAGCTAAAATTTTATCTCGACTTCTTGTAGGAGTCACAACAAGACTTTCTAACCAATTATAAACTTCTGTATAACTTGTCATATTTTCATCTACAAGAACATCAAATGCTAAATCATCAACACCAAGAGTATCTCCGGGTATAGAAATACTTTGCAAACGGCTATAAGGTACTATAGGAGCCGTAACATTTACCCCAGGATGTACAACTCTTTGTGCAAAAAATTCCAAATTACCATAATTTTTTCTGTCAATAACAACTTTAAAGTTGCTAGGTTGTAGAAAATTAAAATTTTCAGTAAGATCAGCCATATCAATCTCCGTTGAAGTTATATCTATTTATATTAATAAAAAGTGTATTTTAGGGGTTTACAAATACCAATTTTTAGTATATCTTGTAAGAGTAAATAGAATCGGAGAAACTAATGACACAGTTTGATAAATCAAAGTTTACATATTACGGTGGGTATCTTGAATACACAGGTACATATGAAGGTCAACCTACCTGGGATCAAGTTGTTCCTAACTGCCACCCATCACGTGTAGGTATGCCAAAAGAACTATTTATTGCTCGGTTCAAATATAAAGGGCCAATTACAAAAGCAAAATTTGTAAAAGAACTTTGTAAATCATTTACTGTTGAAGAATATGTTGAAGCACGTAAACAAGACGGTATCAATGGCTCACCTCTTAAAATTTTAGAAAATAAAAATCCTAAGTGGGCAGAAAAGATTATGTCAGACTGGTTAAAGAAGATATCATAAAAAAAGCCCCACGAATGGAGCTTAGTTGGGAGGGTTAAACCCCTCCCTTTTTTATTAATAATCTTATGCGTTAAGGATGTTATCCACGCGGAAGATGCGGTAGTACTGGTTAGACTTCGCTGCAGCAAGACCATTTGAAGGTGTTAAACCAACAAATGGGTTTGATACCATGCCGTAACGAGTTTTAAACCCGATTTTTGGCTGGAAGTCATTTTCACCCACTGCACGTACCATTGTAAGCGGTACATATGGGCAATAGAATACACCGGCATCATAAGCATTAGTACCTTTATAACCTACGGTTACATAGTCGGTTGTTGCATATGGGTCGATATATACACGAGTACGTCCGTTAAGAACACCTGCAAATGTGTTTCCTGTGTCATCTACGTTCAGGTTTGTTGACATTGCCGGAGCATAGTCAAGCATACCTGTTGCTGACAAGCAAGAAGCTACGTCTGAAGATGTAATGATGAAGTTACCACGGCCTCTCCGAGTTTCTTTAGCAATAGTATTTGCTTCACGCTCGATTTGTACCATAAGACCTTTGAACTTCTCTACTGACCAACGACCGTCTGCATCATTTGCAAGATCGAATACGCCGTTAAGTGCAGTTTGTGATGTAGAAGCACCAGTTTTAGCTTGTGAGTTGATTGTGCGAATTACTTCACGGTTAATTTCCGCAAGAATTTCAGTTGACAGAATATTTGCCAGCTCTGATTCTGCATCAAGACCATGAATCGCTTTCAAGTCTTGTGCAAGCTCAAGGCTGTACTCTGCTTTCAACGCACGTGTTTTCGCTGAAACAGTTGCTTTTTCAATGGTGAAACCCATTTCGTTGAAGTTAGGATTAGTTGTTCCAAGTCCTTCGCCGTCTGCTGTTGGCATACCACCGCCAAAGCCATTGGTTACACGGTCGTTATCTAGTGTACTATCTGCACCAGCATCTGTTACACCAGAAAGACCTGATGGTCCAGCTGAACCTTGAGTTGCTGAAGAATCACCACTGAAAGTAGTATCTGCTTCATTAAAGAGTGCTTCAGTTGAACTTGTTGAACCAGCACCATAGCGTGACTTCATTGCGAAGATCAAACCAGTTGGGCCAG